CGAGTGGAGTCCAATCAAGCTGGAACTGCGTGGCGTCTTGGCGATCCGAGGCTCGATATTCGAGCTGACGGCCGGAGGTAGTCGTGGCTTCAAACGTCCCAGCCCCCTTTTTCCCAACGCCCCCTGACGAGTACAACCGCCAGTACATGGCGCAGCTTGTCCGCGCCTTCTCGGTTTTTGTCCAGCAGGTCAACAACCCGGGGGATGCTGTTTACTCAAACCTAAGGCTGACGAACCTTCCAACCAACGATCAGGGCCTGCAGACTGGAGCCTTGTTCCAGCACGATGGTTTTGTTAAGATCACGCAAGCAAACGCGCCGCACGTGGCAGGGGTGTCTGGTACCTTGGTCCTCGGAACAGTCACAGTGGTGATTTCATGAGTCTCTTCCCGAGCTTTCGGGAAGGGCAGCCGTAAAGGGGCCTCTTATGCCTATCTTTGGATTCGACAGCTTCGGGGACATGTTCGACGGCGGTGGCGCTGGCGCACGTGGGGGCCCCTCCTCCTTCAAAGGCAGCTCTCTCGAGGGAATGTTTGGTGGGGGCGGCAAGAAGTCTGGCGGCAACGACCTTCTTTCTGGCCTTGGTAGTCTCCTCGGTCTGGCTGTGGCTGGACCCACAGGTGCCGCCATCGGCGCGGGGCTCGGGAACCTCCTGAGCGGCGGTTCGGTTGGATCGTCGATCCAAGCGGGCCTTGGCTCCTTCGCAACGAGCAAGTTCGGCGGGGTCGGCGGAATGCTTGCCAGCTCCCTCATGGGCGGCCAGAGCCCACAGAACGCGCTGTCAGGGCTCTTTGGCACCGGAGGCCAGCAACAGGCGCAGCCCGGCCAACCCCAGACACAGACCACTGCCACGCAGACCCAGCAGCCCGGCGGCCTTCTTGGCATCCTGAACAGCCCGCTGGTCATGGCCGCCCTTCTCAAAGCCACCGAGCCGAAGAACGTGAACATCACGTCCCCCGAGCAGCAGCGCCAGCTGCAGACCGGTGAGCGCCTGCCCGATTACACGGGTACGCCAGTGGCCGACTACCGCTTTGCCCAAGGCGGCATGGTCCAAGGTCCGGGAACCGGGACCAGCGACTCGATCCCCTCCCGCATCTATCAGAACGGCAAGCCTGTCCAAGAAGCGCGGCTCTCGGACGGTGAGTTTGTCATGACGAACCGGGCTGTGAAGGGCGCAGGCAACGGCGACCGCGGCAAGGGTGCTGCAGAGATGTATCGGATGATGCGTCAACTTGAGCGGAGAGCGTAATGGCCGATCAAACAGTCCGCCAAGAGTCTATCAACCTTCTCCCTGAGTATCAGGAGAGGTTCCTCAAAGACCTTCTGTCCAACATCTACCGCGTCGATCCAGTTACGGGGCAGCCCGCAGGGATCGCCGCAGCGTCGCCGCTCTTCGGCCGCCCTGTCTTTGACGACGCAGGCAACCCCGTCTACGAGGTCGACGCTCAGGGCAGCCCGCGTCTGGACATCCGTGGCCAGCCGATCCAGCGGGTCGAGGGCGGTGTCCCTCAGGCCGAGATCATGCCGTTTACCGACACGCAGCGTCGTGCCGCGGAGATGGCTGTCCAAGGCATTGGCGCATACGGCCCGATGATGCAGCAGGCGACGCAGACCCTGCAGCAAGGTGTCGGGGCAGTGGCTGGTTCCACTGGCGCGTTCGATCCGATGTCGTACCGTGCCTACTACGACCCCTTCGTAGAGCAGGTCGTTGAAACACAGCAGCGGGAGATCGCCCGTCAGGGTGACATCGAGCGCCAGCGTGTCGGGGCTTCGGCCGTGCAGGCGGGGGCCTTTGGTGGTTCGCGTCAGGCCGTGGCGGAACAAGAGCTTGCCCGCAACGTGATGGACCAGCAGGCCCGCACCGGTGCGCAGCTTCGCTCTGCTGCCTTTACTGGCGCTCAGCAGCAGGCTCAGAACGTCTTCGAGAATCAGATGCAGCGTGGCCAGCAGGCTGCGCAGATTTTCCAAGGTCTTGGAACTTCGCAGGCAGCTCTCGGCGAGGCGGCACAGGCGGCAGGGCAGCGCGACGTCAACGCTCTGTTCAACGTCGGATCGCTCGAGCAGGCTCAGCGGCAGGCCGAGTACGACGTGCAGAGGGCCAATGCCATTGAGCTGGCCTACGAGCCACAGCAGCGCTTCTCGTATATGTCCGACATCTTCCGCGGCGTCCCCTCGACCCAGCAGACACTTGGCGTGACCAGCGTCCCGACACCGAGCCCGGTGTCCGGGATCATTGGTACGGCCATGAACCTCGGTTCGTTTGGCCAGCAGTACGGCGGCGGTCGCGGCATCCTCGGAGCCTTGATGAACCCAAGCGGAGCATAACATGTCGGGTGTTTACAACCGGAAACTCTTCCGAAAGTCTTCTGCCCGCGACGAGCTTCGCCGCATGGGTGGGATTATGGCCAGCTCCGAGGAGCTGATGGCCGAAGCCATGAAGACCGCGCAACAAGCTCCGCGGCCCTCGGGCCTTGGGTCTATGGCCATGCCCGCACCGCAGGCTCCGATGCCGATGCAGCAGCCCATGATGGCCCAGCCGATGATGGGGATGCCGATGCAGCAACCCATGATGGGTGAGCCTATGATGGCGCAGCCGATGGGTATGCCGATGCAGCAGCCGATGATGGCCCAGCCGTTCATGCCGCCGCAGGTTCCGCAGTCGGTTCAAGCGGCTCCGGCTCAGGCTGTCCCCGGGTTTTTCGCCGGTGGTCTGATCAACATGCTGCCCACGATGGGCGGCTCTTCCGCTGCGTCGGAGACGGAGCAACCTACCTCGCGTCCAAACCCTAACCGGGGTATCGGGATCGGCCCTTCCACTGTCCGGTCGGTGGACGTTTCAAAGCCCGCCGGTTCTTACCAGCGTGAAAACCCCCTGCCGCCGTCCGTGGTCAAGCGGGCCGAGGAGCTTGCGAAGAAGGTGGACGAACAGTCCCCGGAAAAGACGGCCTTAGAAATTCTAGACGCAGCTGCTGCCGAGGGCGGCCCGGAGCAGACCGGAAACACCCAGCCCGACCTTGCCGCGGTCTACGAAAGCCTGACGGGAGACCCGGCGGCCTACGAAAAGAACATCGATACCCTGAACCGCGGCATCATTGGTGCGGCGATTGCTGCGGGAACCTCCGCACGTGCTACGGAGAACATTGCTAGGGGTATGCTGGTTGGACTTGAAGGCGCGAAGGCCACCGAGGAGCGGCGGGCTAAAGACGCGCAGGCCTTGCGGATCGCGGCGGCAGAGGCTCGGGCCCTTGAGGCGAAGGCCTCGGCCGAACAAACGAGGGCCGACAGGAAAGCTCTTATTGAGGCGGAAGCGAAACTCGCAGAGGAAAAGCGGAAGGTCTTTAACGACACCTTTACCTCAGTGATCGAGGCGGGGATTGACAAGGTCACTATCCCTGACGGCATGAGTATCGAAGAGTACGCCCGGGACATTGCTCAGGAGCAGGTCCTCTTGAACTTCCCTGATGAGCGGGCACTGACCGAGGCCCGCGCGGCCTTGGCGGCGGGGGCGGATAAGGCCGAAGTTGAGAAACGGCTCAGAGAAAATGGGATTGATCCGGGGAGACTCTAATGGGAATGTTCGACGACCTCATCCCGGAGGGGTCTCGGAAGGCTCCTGAAGCAACGACTCCGGCGGCCGAGGCCCCGGAGGAGGACAAGTCGTTTCTCGAGAGTGCCGCGGATACCGCCGTCACTGCGGGGTCGGAGTTTGGCCGAGCCATCCCGTCCGCCGTCATCAGTCTTGCTCAGGGCATCACCGAGTTTGGGGCAGCCGGTCTTGATGCAGCGTTTGGCACGAACACTTCCCGCGCCGTCACGGACAACTTCGAGTACGTGAAGTCTTATGTTAAGCCGCAGACCGCCGGTGGAGAAATCTTTGAGGACGTCTTGGCCTTTGGTCTGGGGTTTGTTCCGGTTGCCGGGTGGCTTGGACGTGCAAACGCTGCGGCAAAGGCCGCCAATGCCGGAAAAACAATCACCCCGGCAGCGAGTAGGTTTGCCCGCAGTGCAGACAATTTTGGTCGGTCCGCGCAGGGCCGGGCCGTTCTCGGCAATCGGGCTAAACTCATCGGTACTACCGCCGCGGCAGCAGCCGGGTACGAGACGTTGTTTACCCCGGACGGTCGCGTGACGCTGTCTGATACGTTCAGCCTTGGTGGTCCTCTGGAGACCGAGGGCGACACCGGACTTAGCGGTCGGGAAGAAGCCATGCGCCGCATTCGGAACAAGCTTCGTGCGGGGGCCGAGGGCGGCCTGTTGAGCGGGGTCTTTGACACTGCGCTCTTCGGCATCGGCAAGGGCGTGGCTGCCGCTGGTAGCACCGACACCGCCGCGGCAGCAGCTCGGGGCATTCGTGCTGGGATGGGTATTGTTGGCGGCGGCCTAAGCCGCATCCCCGGTGCGGAGACGGCCGGACGTGTTGCCACTCGATACCTTACCGCGTCTGGCGGAGCTGACCCACGCGTCTTTGAAGAAGCCGCGGATACCACGGCAAGATTCACCGGCATCAAAGGCCGTTCGATCTCGGCCTTTGATGAACTCGAGCGGGAAATGCGCAGGGTGGTTTCGCCTCCGTTCATGAACCTGTTCGGCAAGGGGAAGGCAAAGGCTCGGGAGGCCGAGGCCGACATGTTCCGCTACCTGACGGGAACGGGGCCGGACCTTTCCAAGTACGGCCCGAAAGTTGCTGCCGCAGGTGAGCGCGTCCTACAGGCTGCCAACAAAGAGCGGGACCGCTTCTACGCCACGCTAGAGCGTGAAGTAGACATGGCTCCTGTGGGTAATCGTAAGACGGCCCTGAGAAACGTCCTCAAGGACATGGATGATCACGCGGCTGCCGAGAAGGGTGTTCTTCGCAGGGTGTTCCAAGTCCACAAGGACCCGATTGCTTTCTACAAGAGCTTGGACCTCAAGTACGACGGGGAAGGAAATCTCATTGGGAAAAGCGCTCCGCAATACAATATAGCCGTCAGGGAAGTGGCTCAGAACCTGAACCCTTCTAACCCCTTGGCCGAGGAAACTCAGGCCTTGGCGCGGTATACGGTCAACAAGTCTATCGGCCTTGGCGCGATCAACAACGGCATGGACCCGGGCGCGGCAATCAAGGACAAGCTTTCGAAGCTCAAGGGAGAGGTTGCGACCCCCGAAGGGAACCTGTTCGCCAAGGACATGCCTCGGTTCAGGATGACGCGCTCGTTGGTCACCAAGCGCGAGAAAGCCGTCGAGGATTCTCCGGCCCTTCGGCAGCTTCTTGGGGAGATCACGGACCCTCGTGAGCTGTATGTCCAGACCATTGGCGACTTGGCACAGACGTCGGAGGCCCTTCGGTTTTACGGAAACATGGCCAAGTCTGGTGTCACCTCCTCTCTTGCTGATGCCGTCCCTGCCCTCCGCGAAGGGGCGCGGCCTTTGTTTGTTCGGGTCCCGGATGCCTCTGAAACCATGACAGGCTTTGACCTGAGTCCCTTTGTTCAAAAGGCCAGAGAGCTCAACGTACAGACGATGGTTCCGGGGGCCGCGGGACCAGATTTCCCGGCCGAGTTTGCAGGAGAGATCGGCTGGGACGATGTGCTCAAGTCTTACACCGACGAACTCACCTTGAACGGCTACGTAAAGCTGGGGGAGATAGACCCCGCTAGTAATGACCTCTTTGTCGGCTCCTACGGCCAGCTCACGGGTCTCTACGTTACGCCCGAGACGTACCGTGCGCTCAGTGCCCCTGCTCGTATTGGTGTGACAGGTCTCGACGAGGCCGTTTCAATTCTTGCGCAACTCAAGGGCCTGTCGCAAAAGATGACCGTGGTCCCCAGCCTTGCAAGCCAGATGCGGTCTGCCATCGGCAACCTGATCGCGCTTGTTGGGACAGGGAACCTCGGGCGTTCGACGGACGTCATGGACGTCTTCCAAGTCTTCACTGCCAATCTGGAGAACCTCGACAAGGCAGGGCTCGAACGGCTTTCAAGCGTCATCAGCCTGAGCGGGACGTCAGAGACCAACCTCGTCATCCAAGCGCTTCAGGAGTACAAGGAAACCAGCAACAGCGCCCTGCTGTCAGGGAAGTTGCGGAACCTGATCGAAAAAGGCGAGAGCCTTGTCCCCTTCCTAAACTTCTTCGAGCGCACCTTCTCGGGGACGGACTCTTTCTTCAAGGGTGTGGCGGTCGTTTCAGAGCAGAACAAGCTTCTCGAAGCCCTCGCTAAGGCGGGGTTTGACGAAGACTCTTACCCGGCCGATTTGCTTGAGGACCTTGTGGCCCAAGGCATTGCCAAGAGAACCTCTAGCGCCGCAAACCCCAGCCTGAGTGCGGTTGAGGTTGTCGCAGCAGACGCCGTGAAAGACATGTTCCCGATCCAAAACCGGGTAGGCCTGTTTGTGCGAGAGCTTGACAAGCTGCCCATTCTCGGGGCTTTCACCTCGTTTGCTTCGGAGAACATCCGCAACTCGGTCAATATCCTCGACCGCGGGCTGAAGGAGATGTCGTACTCGGTCTCCGAACCTATCCGTGGACGGCTTGGGGAGGAGGCGGCCAGAGCCTTTGAGCGGGCCATTCGAGCCCACGGCGCTCAGCGCCTTACCTCGTATGTTGCAACCGCTGTTGTGATCCCGAAGTCGGCTGTCGCCGCGTCGATGATGGCGACGGGGACTACCCCCGAGCAGATGCAGGCGCTCTATGCCCAGACCAACGAGCTTCTTCCGGGGCACGACCTCCTTGTCATCGGCAACGATCAGAAGGGCAAGATCGAGTACCTCGACCTTAGCTACGTTACACCGTTCTCCTTTGTGGTTGACTCGGCCACCGCAGGTCTCCGCGCCTACAGCGAGGCCGGTGAGGTGGGCAAGAGTCAGGCGCAGCAGCTGTTGAACGGCGTCTGGGCCGGGGTTCTTTCCTACTCTGATCCGTTTGCCTCGGAAGCGATGTCTTCTGAGCGCATCTTCGACGTCCTTCCGTCTGCCCGCAACGGCCGCACAAAGACAGGGAGCGTGGTCTACAATCAGTCCGACCCGATGTCCGAGAAGGTTCTGAGCTCTATCAACCACCTCACCGCACCCTACGTTCCGGGTTACATGCGGGACTTCTACGAGGTGAGAGAAGGCGAGATGCGCCCCGGCGCTATCGCTCGAGCCTTCTTTGGAATGCCCACGGCCCAAGGTAAGGACCTGAACCTTCCGTCCGAGTTTGCAAAACTTGTCACGGGGCTGAAGCCGATGGAGCTTAACCTTCGTCGCGACTTCCAGTTCGCTGGCGGCAAGTACTCGCCTCTCCGCACCGAGGCCAAGTCCGCCGCCCTCCGCAAGATACGAGCTGCCGACCGGACGCCGGAGGAGATGATGGGTGCGTGGAACCAGTACCTCGACAACCTCTATCGAGAGCAGTCGAAGCTCTATGCCGACATTCAAAATGCTCGGACCTTGGGCCTTTCGGACAGGGACATTCGGCGGCAGCTGATCGGGGAAGCCAAGCTCGGCACCGACGAAGTCAACCGAATCATGCGCGGAGAGTTCTATCCGGGAACGGTGTCTGAAGAACTCATGCAGGATATCCGGCGGCAGGAGCGGAACGAGGGGATCAACCGTGTCACCCCGTCCTCCGCAATCCCCTACGCCGCTTTCCGGAAGGCGTCTCGAGATCGTGCTCGCGAACCGCTGCAGTCGGAAGTTCCCCAAGAGGCGGCCGAAACGGAAACGACCCCCGCCGCACCAGCGGCAAGACCTGCCCGTCAACGCACAGGGGTGTTTGACGATCTGCTACCTACTGCCGGTGGCGCAGGCGGTGGAAGCTCGTCGTCACAAGGGGCGGCACCGCCGCCCCCCGCCTTCGATTCAGTGCCAGCACCGTCGGCACCACAGCTGCCGACAGCACCGGCGAATAGGGCCTCCTTGTCTCCGAGCCTTCTCGGAGGTGACCTCGCATCGCAGATGGCGAATATGGAAATTGCACAGCGTATCTCGGGTCAGTAATCAAACTTCGGGTTGACCTCCACGGTCAACCCGTGAGCCCCGAACAGCTGCACCATCTCGTCGATGTCCTCGAAGACTTCTTCGAAAGCCTCCACGCCGTAGGCGTCGGCAAGGTTGAGAGCATGCGCCATCACCCTCGTCAGCGCCGCGATCTGCATCGGGTCCATGTCCTTGAAACCAATGCACTTTATTTCCTGCTCGTTCATCCGGCCTCTCCCCAATTGTTGCCGAGTTCTTGGTCCACTTTGCTGGGGACCTTGAGGGACAACCCTTCTTCCATGATCTTGGTGATCCGGGCCGCCTGCTCGTCGGTCTCCACGTTGAAGCACAGTTCGTCATGCACCGTGAGGAGCGGGACCAGTCCCTCCTCGTAGCACTGTGCCATGGCGAGTTTGTTCTGATCGGCAGCCGATCCTTGGATCACGCGGTTCAGGGCCTTGTAGGTAAACGCCCGTCTCAGGCGACCCATCCCACCGTACTCACGCTGCGCGTCGTCGTACTTCATGGGCTTATTGTAGCCGAAGCTGGCAGGTTCCCAAAGATCAAAGCGGCACAGACGGCCGCCGATTGTGCGAATCTTGCCCTCCCGATCTGCCCGCGTCGAAGCCAGCGTGGCCAGCTTCTTCACGAAAGGCACCTTGTCTTGGTACTCGGCCATCAGGGCCTTTGCCTGCACGTCCGTCAGCCCGAGCTGGTTGGCAAGCTTGCCCACGCCCATGCCGTACATGATGCCGAGGTTGATGGTCTTGGCAGACTTCCGGCTGATGCCCGCCATGTCGGCCACCATCTGGTGCAGGTCGGCGTCGCCCCGGTTGTACTCGTCCACGATGGACAGGACCAAAGGATCGCGCTCCGTCTCCGGGTGGCTGGCTGCGAAGTGCACCAAGAGCCGCGGTTCTTGGGACGAGTAGTCGAACGACCCCCACTTGCATCCATCCTCCGGGACAAAAAGTCCCCGGATTAATCCTTTGATGTAGGGGTCTCTCGCAGGTATCTGCTGCAGGTTTGGGTTCGAGCTGCTGAAGCGTCCTGTCACCGTGCCGCCATCGTCGGAGCGGAGCTGGTGCATTTCGCAGTGGATGCGGCCGTTGCTCTGGTAGCGCAGGATCGAGTCGATGAACGTGCTGTCGGCCTTGTCCATCTCGCGCAGGTTGACGAGGGCCTTGGCCACCGGGTGGTCCATGGCCTGCAGGAACTGCTTCGTGAACGACGGTGCTCCGGCCTCGGTCCTTGGGTAGGGCAGGCCGAGGGCATCGAACATCTTCTGCACCGAGGCGGCCGCCCACGGGTCAACCTTGACCCCAGACTCTTTGGCAATCCACGCGGCCAGCTCGTCGGCCTTCTTGCGCAGCTCCTTCTTGGCGATCTCGGCCTTGTCCAGATCAACGCGGACCCCGCGCATCCGCATGTCGATGACGGCCGGGAGCACACGGTGCTCCAGATCGCAGACGGACAGCAGGCTCTGGTCCTCGAGCTGGGGCTTCAGCCGCTCCCACAGCTTGAGCGTCAGCACCGCATCCTGCTCGGCGTAGACGCCCACGTAGCGGGCCGGGAGCTTCCACATCTCGGCCTTCGGATCGATGCCCCACTCTGCGGCTGCGCTCTTCAGGACCTTCTCGTCCTTGCGCATGCCCAGATAGTCCTTGCCCAAGAGGTCGAGGCGGTAGGACAGGCGGTTCTCGTCCAAGAGCGGGGCGACCAGCATGGTGTCGATCACCGGACCTTGGACCGTGATCCCCGAAGCCATGAGCCAGCCCAAGTCGTAGCTGGCGTTGTGCATGATCTTGGTGATGTGCGGCGTCGCAAGCTGCTTCTGCAGCCAGCGGAACACCACCTTCTTGTCAAGGTTCGGCCCCTTGGCGTGGGCGATGGGGAAGTAGCCGGAGAAGTCCCCGGCCGCAATGGCGATGCCAATGATCTCGCCATGCTTGGTTGCCCAGCCCGGACCCATGGTGGTCAGGTTCGGGTCCCGCGTTTCGAGGTCGATGGCCATCGTCCTGTTGTTCGTCAGGTCCGGAAACTCGGAGGGCATGAACCACTCGACATCCGGGTTGGCGAGGTCCATCTTCAGCAGGAAGTCATCCGTGCTGACGTCGAAGCGGTCTTTACTCACAGGCGCATTCCCCGGCGATGGCGGCATAGGCAGCCGCGTCCACATAGTTGTCCTCGTGATAGCCCCCGTTCAGGGAACGAGCGGCCTTGAGCATAACCATCATCCACGCCACGTCCTCGGAAGTGATCGTCACTTGAAGCTCGTTCCTCTGGCTCAGGTACAGCGCCCAGAACTCTGCGATGTTGGACAGGTTTTGTTCAACCGGGCCGTAGGAGTCCTGTCGTTCCCCGCCCGTCACCTCGGCTGCGCGCTTCAAGATTTTGATTCTCATCTGGTCAGACGACATAGCGGTAGTCCTTGTCTGTGTGCACGAAGCACAGGTGTTTCTTTGCCCGGCTGCCCATGACATAGGCCAGACGGTGTTCGTCGTCGGGGAAGGCGGTGTTGACGCAGGCCTTGGTGGACGACAGATCGACTGCGACGTTGTCCTCCTCCCCGCCCTTGGCCGCATGCCCCGTGGACACGGTGATCCGGGGTTCGCCCGAGATGTCCTCGCCCCGGCGCTCGAGGCCCCGGATGTATTCCGCCTCGGTCTCCCCGAGGTTCAGGACCCGAAGCGCATCGAGCTGCTGTGGGGCGATCATGCCCACGGCCGACACCAGATAGTCGTAGTCGTAGCTCTCCGTCGGGCTGAGCGCCTCGAGGAGCTTGGCCGATCCGCGCTTCACTGCCGCCGCATCCCCCTGCTTGGGCAGCATCTCATAGAGCGCCTTGATCGAGGCCAGCGGCAGCGCCTCCCCGCGCTGCAGGGCCCGCCACCCTTTGATGGCAGAGGAGACCTTCGGGTCCACGGAGTTGCGGCCGTAGAGCTTGAACATGTAGCCGTCCTTGCGCAGGCGCTGGGCCCAGTCCTGCACGTAGCTGTTGGTGCGGGCCAGCACCATCCAGCGTCCGGTCGATAGGTCCAAGTTGCGCGGCCCGATGACCCTGCTCACCGATCCCTCATGCTCGGCCGGATGGAACTCCTTGGGCAGGCGGTCTCGGATGCGCGCCGACAGGGACACGCAGACATCGTAGACAGGCTTGGGCAAGCGGAAGCTCTGGGACAGCACCTCGATGTTGCGGGAGCTTTCCATGAACAGCTTCACTTTCACCCCGGCCCAGCGGTGGATCGCCTGATCGTCGTCCCCTGCGAAGATCACCCGATCTGCCCGCTCGGCCAAGAGCTCCACCATCCGCCACTGCAGGGGCGTCAGGTCCTGCGCTTCATCGACCACGAGGAGCTTGAGCCTCGGCCCTTGGAGCTCCTGCACCACGACCTCGTTGATCATGTCCACGAACGAGAACTTGTTGTAGGTGCTCTTGAAGTAGGCCAGCTCTGCCTCGACCTTCAGGAGCATGGGCCAAGACATGGACCAGTCGTTCATTTCCGAGAACTCCTGCTCGAGCGGAATGCAGCGCATGATCGAGCGCTCGATGGCGGCGACGTACTTATCCCCGCCCACCGTCTGCGCGATGATCATGCCGTCCTTGGCAGAGTGATCGTTGGTCCCGATGATGTCGAGGCCAAGGCCCCGGCCGAAGTTGCGCCAATCTGCCTGCGTCATGATCTGCGTGGCGGCGAGGCCCAGCATCCGCATGCCTGCGGAGTGCAGGGTGCGGAACCACGGCAGGTCCTTGGGCTGCAGGTTGAACCTAGCGCAGGCCCGATCTCGCGCCTCCTCCACAGCCTTGCGGGTGAAGGAGAAGACGGCGATCTCGTCAGGCCTCGTCCCCCGAGCCAGCTCCATCTCCACTTCCGAGATTAGCCTGTGGGTTTTTCCGCACCCGGGGGGACCGAGCAACAGCTTTCTCTGTTCCATGAAACTTCCCTCTTGGTCTTGCGTATAGCCAATCCTCGATCTCCTTCTTGGAGAACCGGGACACTGAGTTTTGATCCTGCTCGTCGCCCAGCGAGTAGGGCTTCGGGAACTTCCCGTCCTTGATCCACTTGTACAAAGTGGACTCCGACAGGTTCAGCCACCGGCATACATCGGCAGCTCTCAAGAGGCGGTCGTCCGCCTCAGAAGGGAATACTGGTTGCTTCACGTCTCGACTCCGATCTCATGTCCACATGGGACTCTTTGTAGGCAGGCACCCACCACACACGTATCGTTGAGGGAGCGCCGTCCTCTTTCTTCACGGCCTGATGGCCATTGCAGGCTGCACCCGAGTTGAGGTCTCGGATGAAGTTTTGTATCTGCGGGCGCGTCACCGTGGTGAACCCGCGGAACTTCAGGAACTCGGCCAGACCACCAAAGGTAAACTTGGTCAGGCCCTTGTCCGTCCAAGGCTTGCCCATGACCATCTCCTCTGGGACCATGGCCTTGATGTTGCTCGTGCAGTACTCCTTGATCAGGTCCTCGAACTGCCCGCGCAGCGTCAGCTCCGGCGGGGCTTCGATCTTGATCGCGGTGGACAGGAGATCGTTGACCAGCTTGTTCCACTCCGTGGGCTTGATCGTTGGCGGCATCCTATCCACCTGCTCGACGCAGGCTCTGCTGAAGGCCGACTGGACGGAGAGCTGCTCTGAGGTCAGCTCAAGACGCTGCCCGTCGTAGTCGAGGAAGAACATCTTGGGCGACGAGTTGAGGATGGTCATGCCCGTGAGCTTCGGGAACTCGACAGGTCCACTACCCCCAATCCCATACTTGCGGGAGCGGCAGAGGTCCTTGTTGCAGAAGTTGCAGAGCGGCTGGGCTGTGCACTGGAACCCGTAGACTTTCTTATCGTGCTGCTTCTGCAGCGTGACAATCTCTTCCGCACCGAGAGGCTCGTCGCAGTACCGCGCGTTGCTCTCCTCGAGCAGCTTCTTCCACCCCTCGGGGCTGGCCTTACGGTGCGCCACGATCATGTTGAACATGGTGATGTTGCGGTAGCTGTTGACTACACCTTGCTGGATGATCTGCTCCAGACAGGGTGGGTAGTCCTTCAGGTCATCGCGGGCTTCCACATGCGGAGCAATCTCGAGCTTCGACATGGGAATCCGGTTAGCTTCCACCCTGTCGAGGAACTCCTCCAAGCTCAGCGCCTCACCCGTCTCCGAGATGGCATAGCGCACGGTGGTCTCGGCGTTGAAGTACGGCGTGTTGATGAAGTTGCCCACATCCCCACGGTCGAACAGTATCTTGTCCTGCTTCGGGAATATCTCCCGACCAGCAAAGCCAAGCACGGCCGCCATCTCGGTCAGGTATTCCCGCACCATGGCGGCCGGATACCAGTTGTCCAAGAATAGGTACAAGTGCGCACCGCCCGACTTCGAGCGGCACTGGATCAGCGGCAGCTTCTGGTTCTTGATACGTGCCGCCAAGGCCTTGTGGTCGAGGTCGTAGTCATCGACATCGATGGCCCCGAAGCAGCACTCGTTCTTCGAATTGATCGGGATCGCGCCGACGCCCTGCTTGCCTGCAAGGTGCGCCTCGACGTGCTCCTCCGTCATCACCTCACGGATGACATAACTGTTGGCTTCTGCCTTGCCGTTTCTCGCAACTCGGCCCACGGTCGTTCGTCCATGGGCCAAGTCCGAGCCTTGAAAGGCAAGCAGAAGACGTCTGGCATTTGACATTGTCTTCTCCGGGCGCGGGTGGATGAGGGGGCCGAAGCCCCCTCAGGCTCAAAACGGGATAGAATCGTCTCGGCCACCCTCGGAGTGGTTCTCGGCTTGCGCCTTCACCTCGCCGCGCATGATGCTCTCGCGGAAGTTCTTGGCCTCAAGCAGAAGCTCACGGGTATCGACCATACCCAGCTTCTCGATGGACCAGTTGTAGAAGTCGCCCTTGTCGTTGGTCTCTTCCGTGGTCGTCAAGAGCCACATCGTAGCGAACACTGGCGGGGTAATGATGGCACCCGTCGTCGGGTGCTTGACCTTCTGCATGGCGATCTGCGTCTTCCAGCGACGCGAGACCTTGAGCTGCGTAGACTTCATGTCAACCACAACGGGCTGGGTCATGCCGTCTTCGTCAACGATCAGGCAGAAGTGCTGGTCAGACTTCACCAGCTCGTTGCCTGTCGGCAGGATTTCCTTGCTGCCGTTGCGGCTGGTGCGCTGCAGGATCGGATCGTTGGCGTTGATCTCTCCCCGGAACCCGCCGCCGCTCTCGCGAGGGACAAACTCCAGATACTTCGTGGTCTGGTAGCAGGGGATGATGACCAGCCCCTTCTCGCCTGCCCACATCTGCCCGGTGAGCGTGTTGTACGCATCGCCCGTGGAGAGGCCCTCGATGTACTCGGGCTTCTTCTTGTTCAGTTGCGGCGACAGGGACTGCGCCACACGCACGAACGGGATTTGCATCTCGGACGAGTCGAAGGCTGCGCCCTCTCCCGCCATGCCGAAGATGTCGTCCATCACGTCGGTGGACAGGGCGGTCTGGTTGGCTTTTGCCACAGCAGTGGTCATGATTACTTCCTCCGGATATCAGCAGCGTTGACGACGTATGCACCGAACAGGTCGAGATCGATGGGCTTGCCACCCTCGACACGCTCTTTGACAAAAGCCTTCAGCGTCTGGGAATGAATGTGGGTCTTGATTTCGGGGTCGAAGCCCTGCTCACGCAGGATGCCGACAGCGTTCTTGGCAGCGTTGTCTTCGCCACGTCCGAAGGACACCGTCACATCGTTCTTGATGATGTCGTCCAGACCATTGTCGCGAAGCCAGCCGAAGGCCTTCTCGCGGTTGTCCTCAGAGATCGAGGCCGACACGATGAGCTTGCGTGTCACAGCCACGCCGTCAACGTCGAGGCGGTCAACGCCCATCTCGTCCATCACGCCGGGGATCAGTTCGGTGGTGAGCTTCTGACGCTCCTGCTTCAAAGACTTGAGATCGGCTTCCACCTTCTCGATGTCCTTGTCCACCTGCCGCAACGTGCGGACGAGGTCGCTCAGGTTCCTGGTCTCTTGGGTGCCCACGTTTGACAGCGCGTCGGCTTCGCTGAAGATGTCGTCGAAGATGTCAGTCACAAGTATATCCTCTTCAGGTTTGTGGTTGATCAACAAGTCGTCTTGTTGTAGATGCAGTATATCGGAGGATATGCCATGACTGTCAAGCTGAATTTTAAGACGACGCCATACGCCCATCAGGTGACGGCGCTCGAACGCTCTCTCGACCGGGAGTCCTATGGATTCTTCATGGAGATGGGCACTGGTAAGTCGAAGGTTCTGATCGACACCATCAGCAACCTGTACCTCGAGGGCAAGATAGACTTCGCCCTGATCATTGCACCCAAAGGCGTGTACCGCAACTGGGTGTCGAAAGAAATCCCAGAGCACATGCCCGACGAGTTGGAGAAGCGGGTGATTCGCTGGGTGTCCACTGCGAACAAGGAACAAGAGGCCGAGATCAAGTCGGTCGGCAAGTTCTTTGGGGGCCTGACCGTCTTCGTCATGAACGTCGAAGCCTTCTCCGCCCTCAAGGGCAAGCAGGCGGGCGAGTGGCTGGGCAAGAAGTTCGGGGCCCGAGGTCTGATCGGCATCGACGAATCAACCACCATCAAGAACCACAAAGCCAAGAGGACCAAGGCCCTCGTCAAGATCGCCTCGATGTTCAGGTATCGCAGGCTGCTGACAGGATCGCCTGTGACCAAGTCGCCCATGGACATCTACGCTCAATGCGAGTTCCTCGGACCTCGGCTCTTGGGCTGCGACAGCTACTACGCTTTCCAAGGGCGGTACGCCGTGACGCAGAAGCGGAAGATGGGAGCGCACAGCTTCGAACAGATCGTCGGCTACCGCAATCTGGAGGAGCTCGGACATCGGATCGACAGCTT